ATGTCGCAGAAGTGCCGCCAGCACATTTTCGGCGAGCGTTGCACCGCCAACAACATCGCCCCTTGCTGCCTGTGCGGCCAGCCGATCCACCGGCACAACGACCAGTGGACCATCGAGCATTTGATCGCGCTCGGGCTGCTTGGCCCCGACCTCAACAGGAACTGCGCGCCAGCACATGAAGCTTGCAGGCGGCAGAAGGACAAGATCGACGTGGCCCGGATCGCCAAGGCCAAGCGGCAGGCAGAGGCGGGGATGCCAAGGAATATGCGTCACACATATTCCCCCCAAGGTATGGCCATCATGACCACACCTGAAACGAAAAAGCCGGCGCGAGGCTTTCAGGCCCCGGCCGGCGTCAAATACGATTGGCGGCAGCGCCGCTATGTGAAAGCTAGTCGTCTTTCCAGACCGGAACCCGCTTGACCTTGATCGCCACCAGGCGACGGATTTTTAACCCTACCGCTTCCGACCCCGATGGGATGACCGTGGTGACATCGAGAACGTGAGAGCCACCGCATCCGCATTTCATTCGATACATGAGCGAATCCACATCCACATCGCCTACGACCGCAATCAGGTCTGTAGGGAAGTAGTGATGCGTCCTTTTGCACGATGGGCACCGAATGCGCACGAACCGTTGCCCGTCGTTCAGGTTCGACAGCACATACCCTTTCGTTTTCGGCCAATACGGTTCCGGCATACCTCATGAAAGAGGATCATTTTCCTACGCGGTCAAGAGGTGGCTTGACTCTTTTGTTCTCATTCCGTTCACTTTCTTTCAAAGTGATGGAGAAAGCCCATGCCGCGCGTAACCCCAACCAAAGAGGAACTGGCAGACGCCTACGCCGAAATCGAGCCACAGTGGAACGAGATCATGCGAACCGCCAAACGGTCGCTACGGCCCATCATGAAGCTTGACCGCTTGGCTCAAAAGCATGCGATTTGCCAATTGACTGCGATATGGATCAGAACCGTATATCCTGATGATGACGAAATGGCCTTGGCCCTGTCGGATGCATTTCGGGAACAGGTGAACATCAATCTCACCGCGTCTAGAGGCGGGATAAACTAGGTCAGCGTATGTGCAACCTCTACAACCTGACAACGACGCAACAGGCCATACTGCAATGGACGCGCGCCCTGCGCGATCTGTCGGGCAACCTGGAGCCGTCGATCGATGTCTATCCGGATACGTTCGGACCGATCGTGCGAAACAGCACCGACGGCGAACGCGAACTACTGCGCGTGCGCTGGGGCCTCCCCTCATCCCAATTCGCATTGATGCAGGCGGCCAAGAAACGCGCCGCCAAGTTGGAAGCGAAATCAGGAGAGAAGGTAGATTTTGCCGAGTTGCTGAAAATGGAGCCGGATCGCGGCACCACCAACGTCCGCAATGTTGACAGCAAGCACTGGAAGCGATGGCTTGGCGTCGAAAGCCGCTGCGTCGTGCCGATGACAAGCTTTGCCGAGCCGCACGGCATCACGAAGAAGAACCATTGGTTCGCCCTCGATGCTACCAAGCCCCTCGCATTCTTCGCCGGCATATGGGTGCCGATGTGGACCTCGGTCCGCAAGATCAAGGAAGGTCCGGTGACCATTGACCTCTACGGATTCCTGACGACGCAACCTAATGCGGTGGTGCAGCCGATCCACCAGAAGGCCATGCCGGTCATCCTGACGACACCGGAAGAAGTCGACCTGTGGCTTTCCGCGCCTTGGGATGAAGTCAAGCACCTGCAACGCCCTCTCCCAGCGGACATGCTGGTTGTCGTGGAACCGCCAACGAAGCCCGAGCCGGTCGGAACGCTGCTATGATCGACCCGCCCCGCAGCCAGGATGACTACCCGGATCGTGATATCGACTGCCAGGAGGCATTGGAGCCAGCGTTCCAGCTTTTGATGGTGGACGCCCTCTCCTATGGCTGGAGCCCGGACGAGGCGCGCCGGGCGCTGCGCAAGCTCATTGCCGCCCACAAGGTCGCGGATGTCGAGAATGCCAAGGTCGAAACAACACTTGCGCTGATCCGTGCCGCCCAGAGAGTTGGAAATCGTTGATGCCTGAAGACCCTATCCGCCTGCCCGAAGGCTTTGCGCCGATCTCGAAAAGCACCCTGTTCGAACACTGGTGCGAGCATCCGGGCTGCAAGAAGTGGGGAGGTTATGGTTACGCCCGGCTGAAAACGGACGTGTCGCGATGGTTTTGCTACGAGCATCGCCAGGACGGTGAAGGCGTGTTGTGACACCCGAACGCCCCTACGAACCGCAGATCGGCCCGGCCGGCAAGCTGGTCATTGCCGCCATCGTCGCTTTCGGTTTGTGGGCCGCGTTTGGCTGGCTGGTCACATAGGCGGAACGATTCCTTATCCCATCCGTTCGAATCGCTTCGGTGATGGAGATCAGCATGGTTGCGCCGCGTGCCGCCTGGAAAGGCTTCCTGCGAGTTGGTTCGGTGAGTTGCGGCGTCAAGATCGTCGGCGTCGTCACAGAAGCCGAGAAGATCCGTTTCAACATCCTGAACCGCAAGACCGGCAACCGGGTGAACAGCGTCTATGCCGACGAGGTGACAGGCGACATCGTGCCGGCCGACGAACAGATCAAGGGCTGGCAAGCCGACAAGAACGACTTCATCCCCATCGACGCCGAGGATATAACGAAGCTGAAGCTGACTTCAGAGCATACGCTCGAAGTCGACGAGTTCGTGCCGATTTCCGATATCGACACGCGCTACCTCGAAAAGCCTTACTACCTCATTCCAGCCGACAAGCCTTCAATGGAAGCGTTCGCGGTTCTCAGGGACGCGATGAAGAGCAAGAAGATGGCGGCGCGGTCTTGTGTCGTCATGTACCAGCACGGCCACGAGATCGTCATCCAGCCGTACGGCGAAGGCATGCTTCTGACGTGGCTTCGGCCACACAGCGAAATGGCCGATGAAGGATCGGTATTCGAAGGAATACCGACCGGCAAGCAAGACCCCGAGCTTTTGGAAATCGCCGGCATGCTGATCGACAAAAAGCTGACCGAATTCGATCCGGCGAAGTTCGAAGACAGATACGAGCAAGCCTTGATCGAACTCATCGACGCCAAGCGCAAAGGCAAGAAGCCGCCGAAAAAGGCTCTTCCGCCAGAGCCGAAGAACGTCGTCAACCTGGCGGAGGTGCTGCGCAAGAGCCTCGAACAGGAAGGCGGAAACGTCCCCGCGAAGGGTGGCAAGAAGACCAAGGCAGCTTGAAGTTGGCAGTGAATGAGCATTTGGCTTGGATGGGTGCTCCATTTGCAAGTCGGACCTAAGAAGGGGGCGGGAGTCGCCTAACCCTCTGACGGAGAGCGCCGACGACTTTGGTCAGTTCGGACGAAGTGCCGGACGTGGAATTGTTCTTTCGCAAGCGGGAACTCTCCTTCCTCTGGCGAGTTGTTGGGTCTCTATGGGGGGCTTCCACAGAATGGAGAGAAAAATGCCGGCCAAACAATCTGCGAAAGCTTCATCCAAGGATCTTGAAGACCTTTTCTTGGATGGGTTGAAAGACATTTATTATGCGGAGAAGAAGATTCTGAAGGCCTTGCCAAAGATGGCCAAGGGGGCTGAGTCTAAGGACGTTGCCGCAGCTTTCGAAAAGCACCGTATGGAAACCGAGGGTCAGGTCGAGCGATTGGAGCAGGTATTTGACCTTCTCGACAAACCGGCACGTGGCAAGACGTGCCCAGCCATCGACGGCATCATCGATGAAGGCTCCGAGGTGCTGGAAGAATACAAGGGCTCTCCTGCTATTGACGCAGGACTGGTGGCTGCTGCGCAAGCCGTCGAGCATTACGAGATTGCGCGATACGGAACTCTGATTGCATGGGCCGAGCAACTCGGCATGAGCGACGCCGTATCGCTGTTGCAGGCTACTTTGGAAGAAGAAACCGCCACCGACGAAGCGCTGAACGCGTTGGGTGAAGGCGGGGTCAACCAACGAGCCATGGCAGAAGCTGCCTAATCAAGACCTGCGGATATCGACCCTGGCGCTTTGCCGGGGTCGTGGCGCACCTCGAGACAGTCGTAAATCAGCACAAAGGGCCATGACGCCGGGCGGCTTTTTTTGAGTCTTAACCGCGTCTTTACCATAACCCGCCACAGTGGCGGCAGCGAACAAGTGATGAGTATCGTGAATAGCAAACCCGTCTTCGCCGGCCCGAAGACGGGTTTGCTTTAGTTGTCGCTTAACCAGCGTGATCCAATCAGACATGGGCGGTGGATACATCCGCTCAGTGACAAGTGCCCGCCTCAACCTTCCCCCTGAGGCGGTTTTTTTGTGTCATCCTCAATCAGCAGCCCGGCCTCTCGCGCTGCCTCGACAAAGTCAGAACACGCTTGGCCGACATCGACGCGCCGCGCCAAAGCCCCGGCGACAGAAGCAATCGCGCGCTTGTAGGTTGGCCCCCGTTTGTCAGTCGGCCAACGGTAGGACAATTCGACCGCCGCTTGAGCTACCCTGGCGATCTTTAAATCACAGTTCCATCGCCTCGAACGGATCAAGACCGGGATATCAAAATTCGCGTCGGGCATGGACTCTAGCGCAACCTTAGCCTAGCAGCGGCGGTTGCGCCTGTGCTTCAAAGGATGCTAATTTAGACCGCTGTCCGGCATGTTTCTTGGTCCAGAAGCTGATTTCACTTATAATAATCAGATTTTCACACAGTTGGTGTTTCGAGCCGGATCAATCCCTGAATTCCAGTATTGCCGCTGCCAGTGCGCAAGACTGATGATGCCTCGCCACGCTCGCTCTGGAAGCGCTCGCCATAGCGCTCGGGATCAAGCCAGAACGGTTGTTGAGAGCAAAGACCCACCCAGCCGACGCCGAGCGGGCGCCAATGCTCGCAAATCCAGGGGATGGTCAGGGCGGCGGTCGACCGGTCATGGCATACCAGGCTGCAGCGGCGCCGGCGGCAGCCGACAAAAGCGCCTTGCCAATGCCCCACATCGCTTTCCCCAGTGATCCCGCGAAGATCACGCGGTCGCGCACCCTTTCAAGCTCGAGCGTCGTGGGACGGATGGCTTCAACTGATTTCTCGACAGCGCTGAGGCGATGGTTGATGCCGATCACCTCGCGCTCTGTGCGCTCCTGTGCTTCATAGCCGCGGCGGCGGCCTTCAGAAGCTTCCTTCTGACTTGCGACGACTTCTGAAAGCATTCTCTCGATAGATTTAAGTCGTTCATCAAAACGCGCGATCTCGACTTCCATAGGTTCATCCGCCATGAGCCCCACTGCCCTGTTAATGCACTGCCATGAGATAGATGCCGATCAGGCCGGCGATGATTGCCAGCGCCGCCAGCACGTAGGCGATGTTCACCGGATGCCACTTCATTGCTTTTCTCGATCAGGTTTGCCGGCCAATGCTGTAGCCACGTTGTCGTAGTTCTGCGCGCAGCGGATCACACGGTCGTTGGCACGGTTGGTTGCCCGGCGCTCCGCTTTCCACAGCACCACGGCTTCATCTCCAACAGCGTCGGGCGCATGCGGTTCCCGCTTGCGGCAGTCATCTGGCAGGGGCGGAAGGTTTATGCCGGCCTCGACCTTGCCTTTCTGGACCGCAGCCTTATGCAGCGCCGCCTTATCGTTCGCGCACGAAGTCACGATCAGACTGAGTGATACGGCAAGAACGGCCCTGAGCGGCGAGCTGTGCGGCATAGATGGCATTCCTCTGTTTGTCGTGTTCGTCATCCAGCCTTTCGCGCTCCTGCGCCTCGGCAAGCAGCTCGGCATAGAGGGTGGCGGACTTCCGTCCGGCTTCGAGTTGGCGGGCGATTTCCCTGTTGGTCGCTTCAGCGGCGTCGAGTTGGGATTTCAGGACGTACCCGGCGAGCGCTTCGCCACGGACATTGGCGTCGTGCCATGCCAGCAACGCCTTGCCACCGACGTAGGCAGCCAAACACAGCAGAACGATTCCGACGAACCGGCCGAGCTTGTCCTGAATGAACCAGAGAGCGAGGGCGCTCATATCGCCAGCCAAATGAAAAATGCTGGGACAAGGAGCAGAATGACACAAGACACTCCGGCTGCCGCGCCAAGAAAGCTGGACAAGAGTACGCGAGGGTCGATCATGGAAATCCCCCTGTATTGTTGGAAGTGGATGCCCGGCTCACCCGGCCGGGCTCGGGTGTTTCGTCAGGCAGCCTTGGAGGCCTTTTCGAAGGTCAACTCATAGACCTCGCCAAGCTCGAACTGCGCGATCGCGGCCGGATTGGTGATGGTGATCGAAAGTTCCCCGGAAGGTGTCCACTTCGACCAGTCGCCATTTCCTTCCGCGAGGCCCTTCAGATAGCCACCAAACGCGGCGCCCATCTTCACCTCCACGTTCACCGACTTCTCATCGGCAGTCGTGTGGTGATTGATCTGCTTGACGTAGAACATTGCTCGGACCGTCATCGGTCTTCTCCTTTATATATTACCGGCGATCCCGGCCGGCACGGGATTGGAAGCGGTCAGTCCAGCCCCGACACGCAAAGCTCGCCTTCGCCGATCCGGGTGGCGTCACCCATTTCACGGCGCTTGGCGAGGCCGACGATCATCTTGCCACCTGCACGGTTGAAGGCGGTGGCGGCAACGCAGCTTTGGACGTACTGGCCGAGCCGCCCGAGCTTCGCCGCGGTGGACTTGCAGCCCGCCCCGATGCCGACATTGTAGGAGAGCGAAAGCATCATCGCCCGCCACGACAGAGGCTTGGCGCCGAACCCCTCGATGCACTTGACCAGCGCCGGCCGGAAATCCTTGGTGAGCCGCTTTTGCAGGCGCTTCTTGCAACCCTCCGGCGTCTCCACCATGCCCTTGCGCACGTTCTCGGTGTCGCCGTTGCAGATGGTCCAGACCGGCGGCTTAGCGATCACGTCGAGATAGGCGCGCAGTTCCTCGCCTTCCCACGGCTTCACCAGGTATTCCGAGGCCAGCACCACGTCGTCAGGGATAGGCGGCTCACCGGAGCGCACCACATACAGCACGCCGCCGATGGAGGTCGAAGCCGCAACGACGGCGGCAATCGCCGCCTTGGCGCGTTTGGAAGGCGTGAGGCGCTTATTCAGCATCGTCTCGCCCTCCTGAAACGCTATCCTGAACGACGACGCGCGAAGGAATTGCCGCGAGCGCCAGCAGCGCTCCGATCAGGCCAAAGCCGACCCGCGAAACTGGCAGGTAGCCATCGAGAAACGGCCAGAGGTAGTCGAGGAAAACGACGATGCCGCAGAGAGTGCTACCGGCCGAGCAATAGACGCTGTAGGCGCGCGAAAGCACCCGCTTCCAGTTGGAAACGAGACGCATGGTCTAGTCCTTTCCGATTGTCAGAAATTACAATTTTGCTAGGCTTGCCCTTTTGGAGGGCTGAAGCATGGGGCCGCCATCGCACTTCACCACGCAGGAATGGTTCTACGCGATAGTGGTGATCGTCGCGATTGTCGGCATTGCGTGGGCCATCATGGCATGAGCCGTAGCCACGGTTTGTTCCTGAATGTTGTCAGGAATTGTCAGGGCGGCTAGGTTGTCGCGTGGCTTCCCAGAGACGCTGCAAAGGCCGGCGCGCTATTGACCCCCAAACGCTAGTGCGTCGGCTGCTCTTTGATCATTTTTCGTGCCAAGTTCGGTCGAATTCACTGGAACCAGATATTCCACTGCTCGTTGAAGCCAGCGCATAGGGCCGGCGGTTTGGATTCCCAAGGCTATTGCACATGGCTTCGCCGGCCCTATGCGTTGCGTGGAAATGCGTCGGTCGGAACGGCAAACCCGGCATCCGGGGAGTACCTGGCCCATCCATCATGCGCTTTGCAGCGCAACCGCTGTAACTGTCCCGCCGGATGGCAACACCGTAAGCACCGAATTAAGTGCTTCACCTGCCGCTGATACCTTCGACCCAATGATTGCACGGTAGAGAGTCCCGTTGACCGCATTGTAATTCTCAGTGACGTTGCTGAGACCATTAGCTCCAGTGCCGCCAGCCTGCGCGACAACCAGCGCAGCCCCGCCAGCCGGCACAGTCACGGTCGCTCCTGTTGGCGCCGCATCGGTATCCGCTGCCGTCATGGACACACCAACACCGCGATAGATACCGACGACGGAAGAGCACCCTGTCCCGCTGAATGTGAGAACGACATTGGCGGCGGTTGCTCCCGATAAGCTAGAGCTAGCACCGGAATCGACCGCCCAAATTTCGCAGTTACCCGAGGTGCCGGAAGCATAGTTTGCAAGGCGGGTTGCCGTGATCCCCCCAACAGTCACACTATTGAGCGTGCGGGACGAAGATGAATGTCGGAAAGCGATGCAAAGAAATGTCTTGCGGTCAGCATCGGTCGCCCCGATAGCCATCCCGGTTATCGTTTGTGTTGTTGTGCCTGCCCCATTGCTATTGTTGGTGGATATATAAGTCAGATCGGGTAGGGCTGCCGTCACCTCCAGATCAAACACCTCCAGATCATCGGTATCACTGGCAGCGTCCGTCACCCGCACCGAAAGCCCGGTGAAGTTGCCGCTCTCTGTCGGGGTGCCGGAAATATCGCCGGTATCCGGGTCTATGTCGATTCCATCGGGCCATGTGCCGATGAGCGAATAGACGTAGGGCGCTGTGCCGCCCGAGGCGGAAACGGTGAAGCCGTCATAGGCCTCGCCTTCCGTCGCAGTCAGGACTGGAGTGCCAGAAATGGCGAGTGGATCAGGCGTCGGCCCGCCACCCGCTGCCCTCGCCCGCCATTGCAGGCCAAGGCCGAGGCCGAGATGCAATCCAGGCATTTACGCAGCCTCCACGGCAACCTTATCGCCCACGCTGACATGGAAGGTGTACGCCGTATCCGCCTTCAGCTTGCGCGCCGCAGCCGTTCCATCCGTCCCCACCGATGCATCCGGGGCCGGCCCAATCGCTACCCAGCAATCGGCATCAGGCAGCAACTCCACGATTTCCTCGGGGGCAGCAACCGTCAACGTTCCCGTCGCCGGCATGGTGATGGTTTCGGTGCGCACGTTCGATCCCTGCGCCACAGGGGCGACGTAGTGATGGGTCCCGTCGATACGGGCAAAGGTGACGATGAGTGTCGCCATGATGGTGTCTCCTATGAGGTCGGAAGATCGGAAAGGGCTGGAAGTTCTGACGGGTCTTTGGCCGGATAGACCGTGATCGAGCGCAGGTAGACGGAATCGAGATTTTCCCCGAAGTCCCCGCCGTCATGGCCGATCAGCACCGAAGCCAATGACGAAAACGCTGCATAGCCCACGGTCTGCGTCAGGGCAGACGCTCCATCGAGCGACCATGCATATTCATAATCGCCGCCGCCGACGTCGCGATTGAGCGTCACCGCAAGCGTGTGCCGGCCAGTCGTTGACAGGCTCGCCCCAAGGCCGAGCGAGACGGAATCGTACATGTTGTCGTCAACGGCAACGACGATCATGTCGGTTGATGCATCCCAACTGACATCATCGCCAAGGAACAGCGCAAATCCGAAAGGAGGCGATACGAAATCGAAATCGAGAATTATCGTCATCCCGGCGGCAAGGCCCGACTGGAAGTCGGATAGCAATGGCCCCGACGCTGCGGGATGATTGCCGTTCTCGAACACAAAGAACATGCCGGAGCCGGAAATAACCCCGGCTTCATAGCCTGTCAGGATCGACCCGATGCTGCGCGGCGCGCCTCCCGCATAGTATGTGCCGGCCATGAAATCGAGGAATGCCGTCGCCCCGGCCGGCAGCCAGTCGGGCAATGGAGAAGCAACCTGCGCATTGAGCATCTGCGCCGCACCGGAAAGGATCATGCCGTCACGTCCGCAGCGAGCCAGCCAACAAGCTCCCACTCGTCGGTTGCGATTTTCTTGAGCGTCACAGAAGCACCGACCTGCGCCGTTTTCGGCAGGTAGCCCGGAACGGCATGGATCGTGACGTCGGTCGGTGCGTCGAAGATCACAGCACCAGCGCTGGCCTGCCGGAAGGTGATTTCCGTATCGACCGGAAACGCCACCGCCGCGTTGGATGGCAATATCACTGTGCAGCCGCCACCCTCGATACAGCGCAGATACTTGTTGGCGTCGGAAAGCACAGGCGTATAGGTGCCATCCGTCGCAACAGGCAGCGCCGCCACGATTGACGGCCGGAAATTCGCCTGCGGCAGCGTGAACGGCCCGAAAGATGCCCCGCCTTCGAGGTAGATCGTCATCTGTGTGCCAGAGACGGTGATGTTGGAGATTTCATTCGGGACGGGCGGGTTTTCTTCCAGATCGACAACGCGCTGGTCGAGATCGTAAAAATTCCCGTCCACCTCGGCAGCGGTCAGGTTCGATCCCTTGCCGGCACCCCAGGCGCCGGCAGTCCGGTAGGTCAAAGTCATGTGCGGAAATCTCCGTCAGGCGGTGACAGGCAGGCAGAGGATCATCAACTGGCGGTTATCAACCAGCCTGTTGCTATCGTCCAAGATGATGTTCGCAACCGTGGTTGCACCGGCATAGGCATAGCTGAAAGCCCCCGCCTCCACGCCGATGTCGGTCGGGAAAAGCAGCGAAGCCGCGCCACCACTGAGGCTTGTTACTGAGGCGGCACCGGCCTTGAAATTGGGCTTTCCCCCGTCACTGCCAGTGACCGGCGAAACAAAATCCAGAACGTCGCCGGTAGGCTCAACCCACTTCAATGACAAGGCGTATGGAAACACTTCCAAGGCAACGAAGCTGCCGATTTCATAAAGCGGACCAGTCCCGAAAGCGGGCAAACCGGCGATGGTGTGCGATGCCGCTCCGATCCAACCTTCCTTTTCAGTGAGCACGTAGCCTCCCCAACTCACTGGTACGGACACGTCGGGATAGTAGAGTCCGGTATTCGGAGTGCCGAACGGCGAATAGTAGATAGGAGCGACCTCGGCGCTGCTCTCATCGATAGGACGCACCACCGCGCCCAGCCGAACGATGAAAGCGAAAGCGAGTGGCGGGGTAGTGTTGTCGCGCCAATGCACCTCTACGATGCGCCGAAAAGGATCGAGGACGACCGGCCTGCCGGTGGAGCCGTAAGCCTTCGCCATCAGTCGTCATACTTGAAGTTGAAACGGCGATAGATGCCGTCCGCCCTGCCTTGAAACAGGATACGCTTGCACCGCTTGACCATCACATACTGCTCAGCATCAGCCGGATTTTCGACGCGGATGGTTTCTTCTTCGCGGTCGATCTCGTCAAAATCCAGCACGACGATTTCAGGGTCATCGATCTGTCCCGTGTCATCGGGATATTCGACGCGGATGGAAGGCCCGGATTGCTGCGTTGCCTGTTCGAACCGTGCGGCCTTGCCGAAACGGAAATGCGCCTCGCCGTCGCCTTCCGGCTTTACCCGCGCCAAGGCCCGCTGAAGGATCGCTTCGGCTGCACTCTGGCGCGTGATCTTTTCCAGCGAGGCAAAGCGCGGTTTCTTGATCGTGATGGTCGAGAGCATCAGGCCGTCACTCCCGCTTCCAGATCAATCGTCCGGGCAACCATGAGGTCGGATACCGTGATCGGATATTCGGTCGTGAACGGCCCTGCCTTCAGAACCTTCAGATCGCAATCGACTTCGGTGAACACCTGGTTGAGCGCGCTGATCGCTTCGGCGGCGTCTGACCGGAATGCATCGAGAACCGGCTTTTGATCGTTCTGCCCGTTGTAGACCGTCATCTGCTCGACCAGATCGACGGCGCGCATGTTGTAGAAATCTACTCCATCGTCGTTCGGCAAAATGTCGCCGAATTCCTCATAGGTGACTTCGCCAGCAATCGGCGCATAGGTCGCCCCGGAATAAAGCTGCCAGTCATCCGAATAGCCCGCAACGACATAGACCGGAGAACCCGTCACGGTCGATACCGTGTTCCCTTTCCCCACCGTGCAGCCCAGCGAGACATGGGCAATGAACTCACCCGTTCCACTGGCCGAAAGCTCATAGCCGATGATCTTGCCGGATACCGTGCCACCCGGCAGGCGAGGATCCGTGATGGTCGCGCTCTTTCTGAGAGACAGGCCAAGGCCCATCCGCCACGGGATGGAGAAAGACACATTCGCCGCCCTTGCTCGAGACAGCAGTTGCGCCCTCGCTAGGGCGATCAGATATTCGAGGCTCCTTTTGCCCCGGTCGGTCGGGAAATAGGCGCGGTTACGGAGATCGCCAATCGGCATGATGCCGTCGGGATTGTCGGTATCTGTGGGATCAATCGGTAGACCCGCATCCTCGCTTGCCACCTCGATTTCTATGACTTCCTCGTCGCCAGGTTCGGTCAAAATCGCCTGACAATCGGCATTGAGGGTAAAGGTCACGACCTCGATGCGCTTGCGAGCCACGTCATAATTTGCGGTCAGCGTCGGGCTAAGCGCCCACAACGGAAAATCCGCATGTCCATTGTTGAACCCCGCGCGCGAAAGCACGGTCGGCAGTGCGATTCCGTCGACACGATCTACCGAACAGGGGCCGAACTCCCAGCCGCCGCCGATCCGGTCGCCTTCCTCCGGCCAATCCCGCATCAGGCCCTCGCCTGTGTAGGAGGTGGCAAAGCCGTTTCGTGATCCAGCCGCGACAAATGCAGCAAGAAGCGTAGAAGTCAGGTCGACATTGCCAACGGCGGTCTGATCCCAGCTTACTTCCGCCGTCACCTTCACCTTTCGCACTGGAGCCGAGCCCAGATCGACGGTGAGCGAATCCCGCAGGAAAGCCCCGCTCACATCGACAATGCCGTCCTCGCCTTGAAGGATATCGGTGACGGTGACAGCATGTGTCACCCTGTCGATGTGCCAAAGCTGCGTTCTTGCCTCTAGGACTGCATCAGGATCGTCGCGGCTTTCCTCGTTGAGCCACAGCGGGTCATAGTAGGGCTGAACCTTCAGCGTTTCGGCCAGAGCGCGTTTCTGAGTGTCGAAGTCTTCCGGCCTCGCCACGAATGACAGGGAGACGACATTCTCGTCCAGTTGATCCGGCAGGCCCACTAGCCGCCCGAAAAACAACGCGGTCGCCCCGGCAGTCGGGTTCAGGTCGTCAGTCCATGACAGCCACGCCCAGCGCTTGCGGCCCGTCGAAAGCAGCCCGACACGCGGATTGCGAACATCGACCTGCAACTGAGCGAAGTCGCCTTCCTGATGGCTAATGCGCAGCGCAAGAACGTCCTCGTCCTCGACCTCATGTTCCGGCCCAAAGCTCGTTTCGGAAGCGTCGGCCCATGCAAAATGAAACACGGCCTATTGCTCCTCGAGGAGAAGTTGCCAGTTCACAGCCGCTCCCCATTCATCGAAGTCGGTGCGGTAGCTCACCACCATCATGGTCAGGCGCGGGCGATAGAAGGTGAAATTGCCTTCCGTGCGCGTGGCCGGATCATCCGTGTTCGATGCCAGAGGGCGGGCCGGTGAGCCGCCAGAGGTGAGATAGGACAGTTCTGCCGCGCAATCGACGGTTAGAACCTGCCCCGGCCAGACGCCATCTAAAGCCGGTTGCTGCTGGTCTGTACAGGTAATGGTCGAGCGATACTTGCGAAACGCCGGTTCCGACAGGTCAATCAGCGTCCCGTTGACCGTGCGCCCCATCTGTGAGGCCGCGTCGATCAGTTCGAGCGACTGCGTGATGCCGCGCGCCGAATATGGCGGGATGCCGATAGGATCTAGCCGCAGCAGGGTCAGTTCGGTCATTGCTTCTATCTCGCTTGAGGAAGCGGGCGGCGGTCATAGGTTGGTCCGCGCCACAACCGGCCCAAGGGATAACCACGCTGCCCATCTGGCCAGACCGTAAAGACACGGATCAGCCCTGAAAGTGGATGCGTCTCTGACGCTAACTCAATCCTCACGACGCACTGGCTTTGCGACCTGCCAAGGGCAGCGACTTCATCGGCTAGTGACCTCATTTATACCACCCCGGCTTGCGGCCTGCCGAAAGCGTGGCGCTGCCCGTCGCATAGGTCGAGAGCTTCGCCGCTACCTGAACCGGGGCGACGGTATCGAACCTCTCACCATCCGGCATGACGATAGTGACAGGCGTCCCCGAAAATCCACCGCTCGAAGCAGCCGGGGCAAGCTGCATGTTGGCAAAACCACCACCGGCAAAGCGCGGGATATCGACGGAGAGCGAACGCCCTATCCCATCGACCAGCCCGCCGACACTGAAGCCCTTGAGGCCCTTGAGCGATGGCAGAATGCCGTTGTTGATGGCATGGAAGAAATCGACACCCAGCCGCTTGACCACGGCAGCGCGCATGACGAACTCGCCATTGGACAGCCAGGCCAGGATTGAATCGCTGGTAGGCCCGCCAGCGCCCCGTACATGACCACCAGAGGCGAAGCCCTGTGTGGTACTGGACGATCCGCCCGACGATCCGGCAGCCGAACGGAGCCTTGCCGCTTCCGCCGCTGCGGCCCTGAGAGCCGACAGGATGCGATCAATGGCCGACTGGATTTGCGAGGCGACTTGGTTGACAAGATTGGTGAGCGCGGAAAACCCGCTTTCCACCATCGAACGTATGCCACCCATGATCCCGTCAATAGCGGTAGAGGCCTGCCGGAATGGCGTGACAAGCGCATCGGCAAGCTGCGAAGCAACCTCGATATCCCCGGCAGCTTCCGTCGCGCGGCTGATAGCGGCGGCAATCTCATTTGCGGCATCCACAACGGCGCTTGTCGCACCTGTGAAGCCGTCCACAATCGCGCCGATCACCGTAGAAATTGTATCGGTGACCCCGCCTATCGTCGTTGAAATTACCGACGCCAGCCCGTTGAAAGTAGCGGCAGCCGCCCCGGAAATCGTTGTCCAGACAGCGGAGCCGGTGTTGGCAATGGCCGTCCACACCGGGCTTAGAAGCGAGCCAAGACCGGATGCGCTTTGAACGATGAAGTCGAACGCCGTTGTCGCCCGCGCCGTGATCTCGTCCCAGATTGCAGATGCGCCAGCCTTGATCTGATCCCATGTGGGCAACAGTTGAGCGGCCAGCCCGGAAATGGCAGATACGGCCCCATCCACGAAGCCCGCGATCAGTTGCCCGATCCCGATGAACACCGCGCCGATGCCTTGCAGGGCGAGCTGCAGCGCCTCCACGAACATCTGGCCCGCAGCGGCCCCGGCGTTGCGCAGACTTTCCGCAATCGCGGCTATGCCGTCGCCTGAGAACAGGTTCTTCAGGTACTCCCACGCGGACGACGCGGCAGCCGTTATGTCATCCCAAAAAGCATAGATCGCCACGCCGGCCGCAACGACACCCGCAACGATCAGCGCGGGCCAGCCGACCAGTCCTGCGACCAGTCCGAGGAATGACAACGCGCCAGTGACCAGGCCGCGAAACAGCGTGGCAATGGCTCCCATCGCGCCGCGACCGGCAAGGAAGGCAAAGGCCGATCCGAGCAGCTTCACGCCGTTTATGATGACGGGAATGGCGGATGCGAACAGCTTGAACACGCCAAGGAGCTTCAGGAGCGCCGCAGCGATCAGAAGTTGCCCTCCAGTCAGTTTCGTGCCGAACACGGCGTTGAGGCCGTCGGCTACCAGCCTCGCGCCCTCGCTGATCATCCTGAACAGCGGGAGGACTACACCGTTGACGACCGCCGCGAGATTCCTGCCGAACTCAATGACCGCATCGCGCCATTTCAGTATCCAAGGGTTGCGCACGCGCTCGTCATTGCCGGCAAGCGCATTGACCAGATCACCGATCAGCCGCACCGTTCCGAGTGTCAGCGCCTTTCCAAACTGGAGAATAGCATCGCGGTTTTGCACGATGACATCGCGAAGCAGGCGCGCACCTTCCGTCACAGCGGGCGCAAAGATCAGCCCCAGCCAAAGCCGGATACCTTTTGCGGCAAATGACACCTCGTCCAGCGCATCGCCCATCTCGTCGGCAATGTCGGCAGCATTCTTGTCGAACACGATGCCGAGCTTTTCGGCTTCCTTGCCGAGATCAATCAGTCCTTGCTTGCCGGAATTCAGCAGCGGCAACAGTTTCGCACCGGAGCGCCCGAACAGTTCGATGGCGATTGCCGATTTTGCTGCACCATCCGGCATTTTTGAGAATGCTTCGGCAATGTCCTGAAGGATCGCTTCGGTCGGCCTGATTTTCCCGTCAGTGCCCTTGATGTTGACGCCCAGCCGCGAAAACAGGTCGATGGCAGACTTTGAACCGCGCGCCGCATCGCCCAACGCCTTGTTGAGCCGCGCCATGCCAGCCTGGAACTCAGTCTGTTCGACATTGGCCATCTTCGCCGCGAATTCCAGCCGCCCATAGGCATCGACGGTCAGGCCGGCGGCTTCCGCTGCCTTTCCCATGCCGTCAACGACTTCTGCGCTGTCCTTTGCGAGTTTCAGCGCGCCCGCACCCACGGCGGTTGCGGCAGCGGCAGCGCCGGTGAAGGCAAGGGCAAGCCTGCGCCCGACCGTGGCAAGGTCCGAACTGAACGTCTTGAGGCTGGCCCCGAACTTCGTCAGATCGGCCTTGAGCGCAGCTTTCCTGATCTGGTCGAAAGCCTTTTCGCCGGCTTCGCCCATATCCTTGAGCTGCTTCTCAATCTCGCGACCGCCGTCCAAAGCAATTCTTTGGACTATCGTCTTTTTCGCCATACTTACCACCACGAGAAAAGGCGGCTCCGAAGAACCGCCTCAACGTTCAGATTGCCTTGCTAAGCTATGCCTCGCATTAGCCCGCGCCACCTCGCTAGGCTGCTGAATGCTCGGCTTGACTGTGCTATGCTGCTTTCTTCAAAGTCTCCTCGTCCTTCGCGATCTCCCAATGGGAAACTACAAAGCGACCGAAGGGGCCTTTCCGGGCAGGGCGAAAATCGCCGAGCCCAATCTTCTTACCCGCATCGTCCACGACAGCGCGGACAAGTGCGGGAGAGAACATCGCTCCGTCCACATCTAGTGTGAACTGCGTCTGCCACGCATCGACGCGCGGGCGATGGCACATGATCCTGCCACCGGTCGAAGGGATAACAACCGACCGGCTATCTACCTCCCATTCCGTCAGCGGCTCGCCGTCCGCATTGGTCAGGGTGCACAGCATATCCTCGACCATGAGGCCCGCCGGGATCAGCGACGTTTTCATGGTAGTCAGCTTCGACTTACCCGCCTTGTGGAACGTCCCCGCCGCGATGAGACAGGCGAAGATATTCGGGCCGGGAATATAAAGGTGGCCGTCAGCATCGGCGTATCGCTTCGCTTCGGCCTGCTGGCGGGGCGTTCCCTTGTCCCCCTTGAACGTGACTGCCGTGCCGCCCGAGACCGCAACCTCTGCGGCTTCGGTGAAGCGGTTCATGATGAGGGGCGTCATACCCTGAATCGTGACTGCTATTTTCATAGGAGTTCTCCATGGTTTGCTATGCCGTTCGTTGCAACGCCTCGCCGCGCTAAACCGCCCTTCACGCAGCCGCGCCTCATTGGCGTTTACAAAAGCAAACCTAACGTATATCTTACTATACTACAAGCAAAAAATATACGCGGAGTTCATAATGATTGACCGCCCCGATGCCGTCGCATACGTTACGGCCATGATCACCCCGGCCCAAATCCGCGCCGCGAGGGCGCTGATCGGCTGGAAACAGTCTGACTTGGCCTCCGCTTCTGGCGTTTCGGAAATCTCAATCAAGAACATCGAGCGCGGGGCTACTGACCCTCGCGGCAGTACGCTCGCCTCTATACAAAGCGCTTTCGCGGAGGCAGGTGTTGTCTTTCTCGACCCCGGCGATGTTCGTGATGGCGGCCACGGCGTGCGGTTACGATAGCCATGCCTCAGACCTTCAGATGCTTCACGAACAGTTCACCCAGCCGGTTGGCTGCGCGTTCGGTTATTTCGCGGATGGAGAACTTGTCCGGCATCTTGGCCTTTGGAATGCCGATGAACAGCGGCACCAACCGAGACGCCTTGCCGGAGTTGCCGCGCCGCAAGGCCGAGAGTGTGACCTTGCCGGGAGTCGTCTGCCCGCGCCGGTTGATTGCGATCTGGCCTGCCAGCAATGGAGGCTTGCCAGGGCGATTGATGGGGACCAGCGGCCCGATGCTCTTGATGTAGCCTGCCGGCGTCATCTTCGACCGGCCGATCCGCTGCGGGGTCGATTTCAACGGCAGCCACAGAAGCGGCTTACCGCTGATCGTGTCGCCATCTTCGAAAACGCCGGCATATGGAATCTTGTGCCAGATGAAGGCGGCGGCATTCATCGAAGCGCCGCGCTTTGGGTAGACATCAACCCGAAGCGTGTTCTGCCAGCGTTTCGAAAAGCCGGCTGACGCAATGTCCGCGCGGCCTTCCCGCTTCACAATCTCCGCAGCCTCGATGATCGCGCTTGTGCCAGCATAGGCAATCGGGTCGGCAATCTGCACCATCGCCCGCGCGAACTCGCCTTTCTTGGCGTCGAAACGAAACCTTGCAGCCAATTGTCGAGACTCCCATATCGTGAAATACTGGTTTGCGAGTTTGGGAGGGTTCGATGTTCCGCAGGATTGTCAGCGCACTGTTGTTCTTGACCGCGATTGCCTTTTCGTTTGGCCTCGTCGCCGCGCCGCCTGCAAATGTTGGGGCTGGCGTCATCCTCACCGGCATCACGGTCATCATGGCAATCGGGGCCTTCTATGTGTGGCCCCGTTCGGATTTCCATGTCCCTGATGATCTGTTCATGGATCGAACCGCCGCGACCAAGACAGCAGACGGCCCGGTCCCTTCCCGTTTTGGCAACGGAGACGTGACGCGCGATATGCGCCGCCTTGGCTTGACCTGATCAGTCCTTACCCAGCTTCTCGACCTGCTTTTTCACGTCCTTCGGATCGCCCCGCGCCGCCATTGCTCCGATGGAGAGCCTTGACGCATCTTCGCGGTTCTTCCGTTTCGAGGAAAAGAACAGGAAGCCTGCGATCTGCCGAGGCGTATAGTTCCACACCGCAGCGGGCGGATGACCCGACGCGATGAGTTGCTCCACCGCTATTGCGAGGTCGTAGCCCGCGCCTTGGGCGATGCTCCGCCGCCGACCGCGCCCATCACTCCGGTCAGCGTTTCCATGAAAGGGACCGGGCCGCGCGGCATGGTCACGCGAATGATCGCCGTAAGCAGTTCGGCCTTTTCATCGAGAGCAAGGCGCGAAGCATTCGCCTCGTCCAGTTCCTCGACGCCACCGGCAATGATCGCATTCACGATCTCATCGGACATGCCGAGGATTTCTGCGAGGTCGAACTGACCCTTGCCCCATGACTTGCGAAGGTCGGGAAACCGGAACAGCAGTTGCGCGATGGCCTGAACGCCAACGCCGCACACCGTGGCCTGTGCGCCGCGAACCTCGACAGTTTCGGTCAGCGGCGCGATATTGATCAATCCGGCCATCAGGCAGCCTCGAGAACGGTGACGGTGCCGAAGTCGGACGTGCCATCGGTGTGTTCGGTCGCCAGCACTTCCGCCGTAACCTCGATCTGACCCCATTCGTCAGAGATCGGATTGAACGAACCGGACGGGCCGAAAGACACGTTCGGCAGGCTCATGGTCACTTTCGCGCCGATATCGTTGGTGCCGGTGAACGAGATTGCCCCGGTGATTTCCGTTTCCGCGAAGATGGCGAAACTCTTGGTACCATCCGAAGCCTCATCGATATCGCCGCCGAGCAGCAGCATGGCGAGATTTTCCGCCGTCAGTTCTTCCAGCACGACGCGAAGGGTCATGCCTTTCTCGATAGCGACCGAACGATCCTTGTTGCGAACGCCGGAACGGCTGGAGAAGTGATCCAGCTTTTCGATGGTCGGGGTCAGTTCGATTTCCGGCGCATTGCCGAGATCGCGCTGAACGCCTGCGGTCGGCGTAAATTTGATGGTACCCTTGCCGACAAAATAGTTCAGCGGATTGGGAGACGTGGCCATGTCAGTTTCCTTTCGGGTGTTGAAGCCCGTCACCGGGCATGGTGATTACGCAGTGGTTTCGACCAGATCGGACGGGTTGAGCCGGTAGGTGAAGGTGAAGGCCACACCGATGCCGCCCTCCATGGAGCGACCCCGTTCGGTAATGGTTGCCGAGCCGCGATAGCGGATGCCGATCCGGTTGACAGTCAGGCCCGCCAGCGTCGTATCGGTCAGCACGGCGTGAATGAGCTTTGCCCGCCATTCGTTGAGGTTCGGGCCGATATCCTTGGCCTTGGCCGCGATCCGAAATTGCACTTCCGGCGTCATTTCCACGATGCGAACAGTCATCAATGGACGGGTGCCGGCGTCATCGACGGCGCTTTCCTCGCCATCCAGAAGGACGACGGCTGGCAAGGCGGTGTCGGCCAAGTCAGCCTCGTTTCTGCGGCTGTCCAATGCAGGATCGATGGCAGCCGCGACCGCCTGAAGCCGCGACAGGATTTGCTCGCGGATATCGGTCATGCCGCCTCCAGGATCAGCAGCAGTTCGCCATCGGCCTCGCCATTTGGCGAAGGACGGTATTCGTGCCGCATGATCGACCAGCTTTTGCCGTTGAACGTGATCGTCGCGCCCCGAAGTTCTCCCACGCCGACACTGCGTTCAGTCAGTTCGGAAACGCGCACCATCGCCGCAGGCAGGATGGTGGACACGGTGATCTTGTCGCCGACTTCAACGCCTGCCGTCTTGTCCAGCACCGTGAGCGTCACCGGCTCCGCATCGGAGACGTCGAGCGCCAGCGTGGCGGGGACACCAATCACGTCATAGGTCGGGCCATAGAGCAAAGAGGCATAGTCGATCATGCCGCAGCCTCGATCCTCTGGCCCACAACATCCCAGCAGTAGCCGGATGCCATTTCCGCCATCGTGAACTGCTTCCACGCCAGCCGAGCGGCCCATTCCAGCCGGTCGGGCGTGACGACCTCGCCGGGTTCATGTCCGGTTACGGCCCAAGCCATTGAGCCGATATCCATCGAGACGGCGGGAACGCCCGCAATCACCGCCTCGACAGCCGTGTTGCTGTTCCAGGTCACCACATGCGAAGCGCCATCCAGCGACGATTGCAGATCGCCGCCGATGGTCTGGACACCGGCAATGCTTCCCCCCGCCCCGCGCTTCACAGCTTCGGGATGAGGCCGGAAGCGCACGTCATGGCCGGTTGCTTTCAACCGCATGGCCGTCTCGCGATACCATCCGCCCAGTGAACCGCCGATGGACCTGAGCGACATATCGCCCGGAACCTGCCCGATGATGAGCGCGTAACCTTCCTTGCGTCTCCACGGCTTCAGCGGGCCGAAATGCTCATGGAAGCGGCCGGGATCAGCACGCGTCCCGCGGAATTCCCCTCGACCGTTCAAGCCGCCGCCGAAGGAAACCGACGTCCATTTGAACCGATCACCGAGATAGCCGCGCTCGAGGATGCAAACCTCGCCGCCGCTGCTTTTCTGCGCCTGAATTTCGACTGCGCGCCGGACGCCCCAGCACACCAGCAGGTCGCACGGCTCCCACTGGCTGGCGACTTCCACGGTCCATCCGTGCTGTCTAAGCCCCTCACCGAAAGGACCGCACCATTCGCGATGATGTTCGGCGCGAGGGAGAAGGATAGCTTTCATTTCTTGACGACGCCCCACACTTCTTCGCCGAACTCTTGGAAGTCGGGATACTTCGCGGAGACAACGCGGTTGACGGTTGCCCACGAAATGTCATGTCCGAGGATCATGCCGCCGCTACGGACCTTGGAAGCCCAAGCCGCGATATCGCGTTTCAGTCCGTGTTCGGTGTGGTCACCGTCGAGGAATACGAAATCCAGCGATCCCTTTTCGACCGACTTGGACATGGCGACGGAATCGCCCTTGAGGATGATGCACCGATAGCCGTAGCCCTTGGCCCGCAGCGCCACGTCGCGTTCCAGCGCTCGCATGTCGAAATCGACATAGGTCTCCGCGTTCTCATCCTCCCGAAGCGGAACAACCTTCCACTGATCGACGCCGGTCATCGAAAGGCCGGGACAGGCATCGAGTACGGAAAACAGCGTCTTGCCCCGGAGAACGCCGATCTCTGCGCCCCTGGTCCATCCATGCTGCTTCACCAGGTCGATGATGACGGCGCGCTGGTTCGTGGCCTTCACCAGATGGGCGAGACGTTTCCGGTCAGACATAGGCTTTTCTCATCCATTTGGAATGCGCGCTTTCGGAACGCGGTTCGTAGGGACCGCAGAGGAACGCGGCTTTCATGCCTTCCGGCGGTGCGTCCCTGTGTTTCGATGGGCGATACTGGATGACGCCTTCGGTCTCGCCAAAGGTCGGTTCATCAGGTCCAAGCACATGTGCGACCCACGATTGATCGCCGGTCCAGTAGGCTGCCCGTTTCCGAGCCCATGCCACCTTTTCAGGCGAAAGCGTCGTCCAGACATCGTTGCGATAGCCGGGTTCGATGGAAAACATCGAAGTGTTGTAAGGCTCCAGCCGCGCACGATCCCAAATGACGAACGGCTCATTGACGTTCAGCAGTGGTTCGAGATCGCCGGTCACGACAACATCGAGATCGATAGACGCGAACCGCTCTCCGATCATGTCGTGGAACTCAGGCGACCAGCCCCAAAGCTTAGGTAAGTAATCCGGCAGCGCCTTGACCTCATCCGGCATGATGATCGAGCCGGGAATGTCGAAGCTGCCGTCCTGTACGCAAATCAGTTCATGCCCGCCGTGCCGTGCCAGCATCGAGGCGAGTGTGGATACATGGCCCTCGTCGTAGCGGGCAGTCTGTTTCCAGAAACCCTTGCCGCGCCACAGCCAGCACACGAATTTCATGCCAGCGCCTCGTCAAACGTTGCCCGATCCCATCCGGGGATGACGTTGACCGGCGAGCAGTTCATGAGCCTGATACCTTCGGCACGAAGCGATGACGACAAGCCTGCAAGTTCATTTCGATGCTGGTCGAAGCAGCCGTTCATCAGCGGCCACGGATAGTGAGCGTTATGATTGTGGCGCTTCGCCCCGTCGAGCTTTCCGTCCACACCCAGCAGGACAATCGCCTTTGCGCCCCAATGGCGGGCAAGGTTCGCGGCACCTGAAACCGAAGTACGGGACAAAGCCAGTTGATCGCGTTTTGTCGCTATCCCGTTCGCCGGATCGATCTTGGTGAACCGAAGCACGTCGCGCGGCCCGCCCGTCGAAGTCGTCGCAAACTGGCCCAAGAATTTCGGCTGTTTCGGATAGACATCGATGTACCACCGCGCATCAGCAAAGAAGCACACATCGGCCCGTGGCCATGTCTCATATGCAGAATTGATGGCGATGACCCGCCGCCCCTTGAGAGGCGACAGGTCGAGGTCCAGAACGGACGGCCCGCCCGCGAGAATGAAGGCGGTCTGTCCTGACCAGTCCATGCGCATGTCAGATGGTGAATGCGCCGGTGAGGCGGACCTTGCCCGTAGCGGAAGGGTTGTTCGCGACTTCCACCGCCACGCCGATCAGCTTGTTGGAACCTGCCGTGGTTGTGGCACCAGAGCCAACCGCCCAATAAACGCGCTGGCCGACCGTCCATGCCTGCGCGGAAACTTTCGCAAGCTCCCACACGCCTTCCGTCGCAATCGCGCCACTCTCACCAACCGGAATATCGACAAGCGCGACACCGAACAGCGAGCCGATGAGAACGCCGTCGCCAGACGAGATTGCAACCGCGTCCGTCACGTCTGCATTTTCCACGACGATATGATCGCCGGGCTGAACATAGTTCTTAGCCATGACTGGCTCCTTTCAGATTTGAAATTGAGGGAGGAAGGGCGGGCGATTTACCCGCCCCGAAGTTCATCAGGAGCCGGTCGAGTACCAGAAGCCTTGCCAACCGAGCGCCTTCACGCCGGCATCAATGCGGACCTTGAACTCGACGCCATCGACGTTCCAGCCGTCCTTCTGCTCAAGGACCGGCGAAGAATTGCCGTTCAAGTACGCCACTTCGATAGTGTCGAACTGGTTCGGATTCGCAGCGAGATACCATTCCGCCGACGAGTCGGTTGATAGGCGGGCTTCGGAGATGACCTCGACCATGCCGCGAACAACGTTGGGGTTACGCTGCGTACCGGCAGGGTCGAACTCGGCAGCCATGAGGGCTGTGGCCTTGCCCTGCAATTCAACAGGAACCAGCAGGAAGGCTGGACGGATATTCAGGCCGCTCTTGGCAATGCTGTCCGGGTCCTTCTGCAGCGCCATCTTGGCACGGGCAGTGTCAAGATTGGTCATCGTAAGAGCACCGGTGCCCTTGTTCGCGTGGTCATTGTGGAACAGCGTCTTGCCGTCCGACATGACCGCGCCGTCGGCGACGATCTGGGCATAGACCAAATTGCCGATGGTGCGGCGAGCCGCGCGGCCCATGCGAGCCGGAACGCGGGTGAACACCGACAGATCATCGTTGATGATGGCCTGACGGGTGATCGAGAACATCTTGCCGTAGGTGGCAAGCTGGATCGTCTCGCCGCGATCACCGATGGTGCCATAGCTGTATTCAGCACCTTCCGGCACTTCCGCCAGCGACGGGAACAGGTTCAGGTCAACGCGCTTGGTCGCCTTGAAGTCCGACAGGTTGCCCTTGGCCGTCCACTTTTCAAAGGTTTCCTCGCTTTCGAGGTAGCCTTTCAGCATCGACTTGTTGGCGACGTTGGCGAGGACTTCGACAAAATCGCTGGTCGAATGCTGCATGGTGAAGGCTGCGCCAACCATTGCCATCGGATCGTTGAAGACCATCTTCACGTCGGCGCGGGCAAGACTTTCGCGGGCGATTTCACGAAGCGTCATCGAGGAAAACTCGTTGACCTCGCCGCCTTCAAGACCGGCCTTGGTCATGAGCGACTTGGTGACGCCTTCCTTGAAGCGATCACGCGCATCCGCCGTTACCGTGGCGACCGGGCGAATGGTTGTGTCAGTTTCACGAGCAGCAAGGGCATCGATAATGGCGTCCTTGGCCTTCGTCAGATCACCGCCAGCGGCCTTCATCACAACAGCGGTTTCCGCCATCGTGAGCTTGGCACCTTCGCAACGGGCGAAGATTTCATCGGCGTGGCTGACCGCGACGATGGTTTCGGCATTGGTGTCCGTGGCCGTCACGGTTTCAGTCTTAGCCATGTGAGGCTCCTTTCGTGAAGTGGCGAGGGCCACGGGAGGAACAGGGCGAGCGCGGCGCGCTTCCTGCGGGATCGACTCCGGTAGTGCGGAGTAGATTTCGTAATCGAACGCCGCGACCGCTTCGGCAGCCGTGTCGTCCTTGTCGGTCGCAAAACCGAACTCGACCGCCTCGTCGGCATCGAGCCATGTTTCCGTTTTCATGAGTTCGCGCATCGCTTCGGCTGTCTCGCCGGTGCGCGCGGCGTAGACCGAGGCAATCACGTCGGCCATCTTGTCGAGGACGCCTGCGGTGCTGCGATGAGCTTCAGCATTGCCAATCGTGATCCCGGAAGGGTCATGGATCATCATGAGCGCGCCGGTGCGCATCACGATCTTGTCGCCCGCCATCGCAATGACGGAGGCCGATGAAGCTGCAATCGCATCAACCGAGATCGTCACTTCGCCGGCATGGGCTTTCAGAGCGTTGTAGATCGACACGCCATCCCTGACGTACCCGCCACCGGAATTGAGCCGAACCGTGATTTTGTCGGAACCATGCTCGGCCAGAGCGTCGATCACGTCCTTGCCGGTAAAGCCGGAGCCATCGCCCCACATGTCGCCAACGTCCCCGTAAAGCACGAGTTCGCCGCCGACCAAAAGTCGGTGCGCCATAGCGTTTCCTTTCGTAGAGTTATTGTGCGGGCTGGCCCTGAGTGGCCGGGTTGCCGACGCTCGTTACTTTGCGGGGGTCGCTGTCGAAGATCAGCGAAAGGGCATCCGCGCGCTGATTGTCTGCGGCGATTTCCGTATCCAGGTCCACAGGATCAAAACCAAGCTTCCGCTGTTCGTTGGAGCGCGACGAAAGACCGGTCCTGATCGCGTCTCGGGACGCTTTCACTTCCTCTGACGGATTGATCATCTCGCGGCGTGGTGCTGTCCATTGAACCGTTGCATCCCCCACTGTGCCGGCAGCCGAAGCGATGTTTAGAAACGCTTGCCCGATTGGGTTGAGCATCTGCGGGATCAGCATGAAGTTGCGCCAAGCGTCGATGTTGCGCTGCATTTCAAGCCAGCCCATGCGACCGGACGAGAAATTCACGTTGGACAGGTCGCCGGTCAAAGCTTCATAGGAAATGCCAAGCGCTGCCGCGATCTCCCTATCGTGCGCCTTGATGTAGTCTCCGTAGTCTCCGACCTGCGGAGGACTGCCGAATGTCACGTCCTCGCCGTCGTTTAGGCGCTCAATCATCCCCGGCTCGAGGCTTTCGACGGGATAGGGGTTGGCCTTCGTCGAGTCGATGCCGTCATTGCCTTCGGTAGAGCGAACGAAGACCGCATAACAGGCGGCGACCTTCTGGCGAATCAGGTGCGCGTCCGAAAAATCGGCCTTGTCCCGCATACGAAGGATGACGGGAGCAAACCACGTCACGCCGCGCGCTTGCCCCGGCCTGTCGGTGTAGAAGATGTGGCTGACGCGCTCGGCTGAGACTGGATCAGATACCGGCAGCGAAAACGTTGCCATTGAGCCGGGATGCTCCCGGAACAGGTGATAGGCGACGATCTTCCCATACCCGTTGAACTCGATGCCCTGCACCGCGAAATTGCCATTCGGCTGCGGCCCGGAGACCGACGAATCCAGATAGTCCGGCTCCATGACCTGAAGCTGGAAAGCAAGTGGAAGGCCATCTTCCTTGCGGCGCGGTCGATACCGGACAAGCACCTCTCCGGATTCGACAATCGTTCCCATAGCAAGGTTTTGCAGCCCATAGAGGTCATGTCGGCCATAAGCATCGCAGGCCGTCGTGTCGAAGTGATCCTTCAGAAGCCCTTCGAGGCGATCTTTCACCCGCTCATCGCCTGCGCTGATCGTCGGGATAATACCCGACCCGACAACGTTGTGAGCGATGACCTTCTTTGCCCTTGCCGCTAACGGGACATTGCGCACCATATCGCGCGCCACGTCTCGTAACCGGGAAGAAGCACCGAGCAGTTCCGCATTTGCATCCGTCGAGACGACGCGCCATCCCTGCGAACGCCTGCTTCGAGTAGCGGCGTCATAGGCCATGCGCGCTTCGTTCAGCGCATTTTTGCGCATCTGGCGTTGCGGCGTGAGATACCCACCGATACGGGACAACATGCCCATGATCAGCACCCGTTTCCGAATGTCGCTACCGTTCGGCGTGGGCGCGATACGCTACCGGGCTCCAGCGCATCGATCTGCGCCTGCACATGTGCGCGGGCTTTCAGCAGATCGGACATGCTATGGAATGTGGTGCTTGTCTCGCCATGCCGCACGGTCAGAACACCGGATGCAATCGCTGCGTCGAGTGATTCAAGCCGTGCATACAAGGTTGCGAGTGAAGCCATGACTACCTCAACCATCCTGAGCGCCGTTCCACCCATCCGCCGTTACGGCGATTGACAGGTGGATTGGATACGCCCGCTGGTGAGGCGGGCGCGGCTTCGATTTGTTCTGTGTTCAAAGGCTTCGGCGGCGGCCTATCCTTGGCCTGAGCCGCCAGCAAATGGCCCCATCGGACATTCAGGCTTTGCAGCGCCGCATAAGCATAGACGCGGCAGTCCAGCGCCTCGTTGCGCATTCCACCCGGCAGGACATAAACGCGCTGGGGGAATCCTTTGACGTACTTGGTCTGCACCACCTCGGCCGTAAGCTGCTCGAAATAGTGCGGTTCTCTCCCGCTTGGGAAATGGCAATAGCCGGGACCGGCATCCCTGATCTTCAATCGGGCGTAAACAGCATCCTTTGCAGCATCAACGCCAATCAGGAACAGGTTCACCCGGCCCTTGTTGTTCTTGGAAGCGTATCTCGGCCACACCGGCCTACCCGGCCCGCCCATGCCCTTGATCGCATAAACGCGGCGGCGAACCCTATCCTTGGCAAAGCGATAGACAGCCTGCGTATGGTGACCGCCTGAATCCACACATGCTGCATGAACCGGCAATTCCGTCCCGTCCGCCCTCTTTGTCCGCTCAAGCAGATATTCGTCCAGTTCGCGCCAGATGTCCGGCGAGGATGGATCGCCATAAATGATCTTGTGATCCAGCGACCACGATTCTTCGTCCGATCCCCAGCCTGCCTTTTCTATCTCAAGCCGGTCGTCTTGCACGTCGACGCCGCAGGTTATGACCAAAACTTCGTTCGGGCATTCCTGCCACGTCTCGACCCGATCCATGAGCGAATGGCCGTCCACTCGCTCGGCATCTTCCTCCCAGGTTTCGCCAAGTGAGGTATTCACCCACGTCTTGAGCGTTTCAGGCGATCGCTTGGCCGCCAAGAATGCAACAGCCATGTCGGCGACCGACGACCAAGGCGAATAGATTTCATTGAGGTGGAATCCCACAACATCGCTTGCGCGAGTCGCCCTCCATTTCCCCCACCGAACCGCCGCGCGCCTCTCCGCGTCGGTCCATCCGGCCCCGCAATCCTCGCAGTGATACTGCGCATCTGCCGGATTTCCTTCCGGCCAGCGGACTTGCGCCCAGACAAGATGCTGTTCATGTTGGCAGTGCGGACAGGCCACGAAATATCGCCGCTGGTCCGATTCCTCGAATGCCGCCTCGATGCGCGACACGCCCTTTACCGTTGGCGTGGAACACATGACGACACGGCGATTCCAGAAAGTCGTTGTGCGCTTGATCGCCAGCGACAGAGGATCGCCTTCCGTTCCGGCGCTTGCCGGATATCTGTCCACCTCGTCTGCCAATACGATTCGAATAGGCCGGGAAGCCAGACCAGCCGCACTATTGGCGCCGACGACCGTTACATGACCTCCATTAAACCGCTTGTGGAGCAGCGTGTTTCCGCTGTCACGCGACCGAGGATCGGCCACTCTGCCTGATAGTGCGGGCGTATCCCGCAGCATCGGGGCAAGCCTGTCTTTGCTCCATGTTTCCGCCATGTCGAGAGTCGGCTGCATGACCAGGATGGGCGATGGGTCCTGCGAGATATGAAACCCGACGATGTTGTTGAGCAGTTCAGTTTTTCCGATCTGAGCACTGGTCATCAAAACGACGCGATCAACGCCCGGATCGGACACCGCATCCATGATCCCGCGCTGATATTCCGCACGCCGCGTCATCCATTGGCCCGGCTCTGCGCTCGATTCCGACGACAGCCGCCTATATCTGTCCGCCCACTCCGATATCTTCAGCTTCGGCGGTGGAGCCGCCGTCGTCATCCCCGCCTTCGTCGCCCGCATTAGTTGCGGGATCACTCTCAACGGAGGTTGAGGCAAGCTCGGCAAGGGCCTCATGGATAAACGTCTCGATAATCTCGTGACATGCTTCCGTGGTCGTCTCCACAGCCACCAGCGGCGCAGCCTTGGGCGCGACCGCGAGCGAACGCTGCCGGAAGCGCGAAACCATATCTGTCCATGTCTTTTCGATTTCCTCGACTGGCGCTTGATCGCCAGCCATGCGGGCCGCCTCATATTCGGCTATGTCGGCCCGCGCCTTGATCAACCGCGCCTTGTGATTGCCTTCGCCGTCCGAAGCATCCGCACCGACAGAACGGTCGCGTAGGTATCTGATATAACCCTGCACCACTGGCGCGAGCTCGTAGCGCCCGCGTTCAGCTTTAGGCAGCACGCCTTCCTTGGTCAACTGCTGCACCCGTCGCTCTGTGAGCATCAGGAGCTTGGCGATGGTGGCGACCGGATATGTGGCCGCGCTCATGCTGCAGCCTTGATGCGATCAGCGGCAATCGCGCTGAAGGTGCGCCCGTCGCCCTCCAGAATGGCTTCCTTGCCGGTGAAGTCCTGCCAGCGCTTTACGATCACGTCGCTGAAGCGAGGGTCCAACTCGACAAGTCGCGCCTGCCGGCCCGTCATCTCGCACGCAATGAGGGTGGAGCCGGACCCGCCAAAGAGATCGAGCACCACATCGCCCTCTCGGGTCGAGTTCTTCAGCATGCGAGTGATGAGCTCTGTCGGCTTCATCGTTGGGTGATCGGCTGACCGCTTCGGCTTCTCGACCCGGATCACCGTCGATTCCACGGCCTCAGCTTTCAGATCGTGGCCACTAATCACGATGCTATCGGCCCCGATGGAGACGGACACCGTCCCATCAGCATTGAGCGTGAACGGAGGCCCGTTAAACTGTTGCACGGTTGTTCTGGAACGGCCGCCATACCAGCGATGTGCAGCACCAGGCTTCCATCCGTAGAGGATTGGCTCATGCTGCCACTGGTAGTCAGAACGCCCGAGAACCAGCGCGTTCTTAGCCCAGATGAGACACCCTGAGAGCTTGAAGCCAGACGCCTTGAATGCGGCCCTGAAATTTAACCCCTCGGTGTCGGCGTGGGCCACATAGGCAGCAGCGCCCGGCTTGAGCACCGCATACGCTGACACAAACGCATCTGTGAGAAACGACAGGAAGGCGCCATCACCCATGTTGTCGTTCTGAATCTTGCCGGCGAGCTTCGACTCATAGTTAACGTTGTACGGCGGATCGGTCCAGCAAGCGTCCGCCTTAGCGGTCCCCATGGCCCGCTCGACATCAGCTAAGATTGTAGAGTCTCCGCAAGCAACTCGATGCACGCCGAGTAACCACACGTCACCTTGTGCGGAGACGGCATGCTCTGGCACCTCAGGAGCATCATCTGGGTCCGTAAGGCCGGGTCGATCCTCAAGCGTGATCTGCGCGAGTTCGTCTTCTGAGAAACCAGTCAGATGCAGGTCGAAACCGATGCTGGCCAGATCGCCAAGCTCCAGCTTGAGCAGTTCCTCGTTCCAGCCGGCATTCAGCGCCAGCTTGTTATCCGCCAGGACATATGCCCGCTTCTGAGCTTCGGACCAGCCCGAAGCCACCATGACGGGCACTTCGGTAATCGCCAGCTTCTTTGCCGCGAGAACTCGACCATGCCCGGCAATGATGCCGCCGGCCTCGTCCACCAGGATCGGAACCGTCCAGCCCCACTCACGAATTGAGGCGGCAATCTGCGCAACCTGTTGCTCGCTATGCGTTCGCGCGTTTCGGGCATACGGGATCAGGCTCTCCACCGACCGGCGTTCAACCTTGTCGGCAGGCCACTCAACTTCGGCCATGAGACCTCATTTCAGAATTGGGTGTAGCGAAACGAAACGTGTTTCAAAGTCTGTCGCTAGGAAAGCTCTGCGCTGCCGCCGACCCGTATTACATTTTGAGGCCGGAAGGACCCGCGACGGGGCACCCATCAACCCTCGCTGTCATTGGCGGAATGTCGTCTAGGTGCGCCGTGATGATGATGCGGCATTGATCGTCCGGGTCTTTCTGAACATTCGCGACGACCGCATCGCCGGCTTGATAGTCACTACACCCGGCAAGTAGAATGGCGGCAACCATTGCTGCTACCGTTGATGCCTTGGTCATACCCGCCACGCCCTCACCACATCGGCTAGCTGCGCCTCACGCTTGGCCTGCCATCGTGCCGTCTTGTACCAGCCGCGCCATTCCTGTTTGTCGCGTTGCTGGTCATACTGGCGGCGCTGTTGCTTCCTGTCACCTTGGCCCGGGGGGCGGTGGACTGGCGGTCTGCTGGGCATGGCTTCACTTGGTGGTGCCGGCTACCATTCGCCGTTTATTCGGGGCCTCCACCTCTTAGGTGGAGAAATGAGGGTCCGATGAAAAATTTACTGATCGCTATCGCAACAGGTTGTTCCTGCGCAAACCCGTTCTGAGTTCATCGTCTATGAATGGCGTGCTCAAGCGAGATCTTACGATGGTTGAAATCAGGCCTCGATATATCTGCCTTCCGGAGGGCGACGGATGTGGCACGGTCTGGGACGTCGCCCTTTATATGCCCGCGTCGTTAGGTGGTCTCGCCTTGGTGTGCCGGCCACTGTATCGCGCAGAAGCAGCGTGCTCAGTCCTGAACCAGATCCATGCTAGCAATTTCGAGAGAAGGCCCCCGTTTCTCAGAAGCTATTCGAGAAATCCCAAGGGTGGTCTGGTGCAACTGGTCGCCCGTTAATATCGTCACCAATGATGTAGCCTCTCGCCTCTTCCCGCTGGATGAGGCGGTCGTGATGGTCCTTGCAGGCGCTCGCATAGAGGCTGACGTGCTAGCTGTTGCTGCCTCAACCCGTCCTTGCCCCGCCAGATTGACAGCGCGTACCATGTTCGATACGGGCTGGCCTCTGCCGACCTGATGTGTGGACGAGCTATCTACTTCTCCTTGCACTTGATGGTGATGGCCTGATCTGCATACTCCGGCCGCTAGTCTGTTGGCCTTCCGCGCTCAGCCATTGCTCAGCCTGCCCCAGCTTTCGAATTTCGTATGCATGAAATCCACCCAACGTGTGATATTTTGTGCTTACGATATTCAGGAGACAGCTATGGCAATCAAAATTGCACCGGAGCCTAAACCGAAACCCAAGGCCAAAGTGACTGTTGCCGAGTTCATGGAAGAACTTTCAACGCGTAAGCCAAGAACCGGCCAGAACAAGCGTGGCCGTCCATCCTCAGGCAAAGTCCGCATCACCATACTCTTGAAGCCCAAGACAATCGCAAAGTTCAAGGCAGCCGGCAAAGGATGGCAAAGCCGAATGTCAGATGTCCTCGATAAGGCGGCCTGTTAGCCTGTATGGGATGCGAGGCGGCTAACTCCGAGAGAACCTGAACAAACAAATGCCCGTCGGCTAAATAAGTTCATTTGCACTTGTTGATCCGCAGCTTCACCCTGACCTTGAGCGCTGCCTCAAGATTACCGCTGTCTTCGAGCTTCTTTGCATACTGCTTTAGTGCAGTGCAGGCTTTAGCCATCTCCTTAGCCTTCGCTGCTGCGGTCTCGTCTGCTTTTTTAGACGCCTTGGCCTTCGGCGGAGCCTGCCGGGCCGCCTTCTGTCGCCGCTGACATTCGTCCGCTCTTGCCGAGGCTGCTTTTGCCAGCTTGTCAGCCTTACCCTGACGCACCGAATCTCCCATGAGCCGGAAGGCCTCAGCCGCCTGTGAAAAGCGCCCGGCCGCCGTCATCTGATCCGCGTAGGTGCAATACTGGGCGGCTGCAGCTCCTGCAGTCAGAAACGACTGCGCATCACGTTCGCGCGCTTGCCGCTTCTTCTTGGCATCGAGCTTTGAGTAATCAGGCTCCGGGTCTTTGCCAGGGTTAGCAGACTGGCTGGTCCGAACCCCGGTCCGCAAGCTGGCGTCCCAGTTGCAAATTGTACCGTTCACACTCTGCGAATAGGTGCCGCTCATGTCATCGCCAACGACTGTCCCCGTGAAATTGGCGACGTTGCCGAACGCGTTGGTGGTGGAGAACTGAACGGACTTTCCGCTGACGCGACCTGAAATCACCTTACCGTTTGTGACACCGCCAGAAATGCTGCCATCACGGGCTACAGTGATACTCAGGCTTCCACTGCCATACGAACACCGGATCGAGCCCTTCCATATTCCTGAAATGTCCGTCGCTTCTGCGCGTGATCCCGTCACCAATCCGCAACACGCTACAAGGACCGCCAAAACCAATCGCATGATATGCCCTCCACCCTTCGGCCAATTTGGCAAATTGAGCGAGTTTGGCAAGCGGAAGTGGTTGAAGTCCCCAACGACACGGAAAATTCGAGAACGCAGCGCGTGAAGCCGATATCCTCGTAGAACACCACGCCCTGAGAAGTAGCAGGCGGTAGAGGCCGGCAAGAAAAACCCGCCACAAGGCGGGTTAGGTCGCAACTTTGCGAGAATGACAAATCACTAGGGGGTTTCGTGTTGAAAGTCAATTCGTTTCGGAAGTGGAACGAATCTTACCGCGCGCTATCCCGAGGTATTTGAAATGGATCGCGCACTGTCTCAAGTCTGAAGCCAGCACGGTCGCAATCTCACGATCCGTCATCATTTCCAGCCGAGCGATTTCCGCTGCCGTCTTGCCCTGCACGCAGTACATCATGAGACGGTCGAATGAGAACTGGCCCAGCTTCTCGACCGAGCCTCGCAGGGCGTCGATGGCGGCAACCCTGCCGTCGCCAATCCCGGTCGGATATCCCGACGCTGTACCGCGCAGGAAGTCCGCCGAACTCGCTACCGCGATGCCCGCCCGTTCCCACAACACAGCGAAGTGATTGCCGGCGTGGAAGAAGACGCTTTGCTTGTTGCGGCCATAGCGCCATTCGAAGGTGCCAGGCCGGCACCGAATGGTCTGCTGCGCCGTGCGGTCGCTCGATATCTTGACCTTGACCTTGGACACGACGGAACCGCCCTTGCCGCCGTCATCACGTACCAGCCGATCAATGTTCTGCTTGGCCTTCTTGTCCGCCTTGCGCCGCGCAGCCTTTGACGCCTCACGTTGTGCAGGTGTGAGCGCCGGCTTGACCACGCCCGACATGCGGCCCGAGACACGTTCCTTGTTGAGGTCGCGCCGCTTGCCGCCGTCGATCCTGGTCCCTGCCGGCCTAACTTCCGGCTCCGGGGTTACTTTCGCCATTTCCGTACCTGCTGCCTGATGTAGTTCCGACGTTCGGGGGAGAGGCGCGCGTAAGCCGGCCTCCAGTTCATGGGCGATGGCCACGGGTAAACCATCCCCGGTGGATCAATCCGGTACCAATTGCCATCTGCGTCGAGGAAGTATCGATAGGTGTTGGCATCAAAGTTGCCGACCAGATCGGCAAACAGAAGCTCGCAAACCGTGCCGTCCGGTTTCGCCTCGCACATCGGACGCCAAGGGTTTTCCGCGTCGTAGGCTTCGCGTGCTTTGCGCTCGGCAATCGTCATGCCGCCGCACCTCCTCGAAACAATTTGCTGTTGCGGAAATTTTGAGCAAAATGCTCGACGCTATGAAAACCACGCGCTTTCACAAACCGATCCGCATCCAACTTGGGCGAATTGACCGCGACCGGATCGTTGTCAGCCCGAGAGACGCGGCGGATATTTTGCTGCACGATTGGCCCGTAGCGGAGAACAAGAGGCGCGTTCGCGCGATGGAAGCGTGCCTTGCGGTCATCAAAGGCGGAAAGCCACCCAGCACCGCACGAACTGCCTTTATCGCCGCAGCAAAGGATGTTGGCATCTACCTCGGGGATTATGATCCTGCCTGAGTTCATGCCTGTGCCGCCGTGATGATGACGGGCAGCACGACATGCTTGACGCGCTGTTCCTTGGTCAGTTCGTTCGCAATCTCCTGCGCGTGAAATTCGCCGGGCGTCACGTCGATGAGATTGCCGGATGCCGTGCAGACGCCGAACCAAGTTGCGGGCTTCGTGGTCATGCCGTTCCCTTTCTCTGGTCGAGAGCCGACCGACCGGCAGGCGGATCGCCCATGACGGAAGCCGTGACATTCTGCTCAACCCGACGAGCTGCAACGACTGCGGCGCGTTGAGCGATTTCCGGTCTGAGCATGTCGTTCAGGCCGTTGGCTTGCGTCCGTGGTGCGTCCCTGATGCGTTCGGAAGGCTGATTTTCTGTTTCCTCAGAAGAGCTTGGCTGCGTCTTTCCTGCGTCCGTCTTCGTCGCGCGGGTCTTGCGGCACTTGCGGAACCAGACCGAGGCCAGCGCCCGCCATTTCGGAATCTTATGCGTCCGACCGAACAGCTTGGCTTCGTCTTCGGCTTCCACGATCATTTCGTTGATCGCTGTTGTCAGGTTCGGCCCTGCGATCTGGTCGCAGAACTCCTTGTCGTGCAGTAGGAGATCGACCGCCTGGATATGAATGGAGGCTATGGGCGCAAGATCAGTCGCCGCCAGCACGTCAAGCACGATCCGCGCCCGCATGGAACCGCGCCGGCTGATCAGAGCGGCCAGTGCGGCAACGGCAATGGTTTCCTTGGGCTTGTAGCGACCGCTGCCGGGAGTGCCCCGCAGGATCGTGACGCCTGCCCGTTCGCACACTTGCTCGATTGTGACGGCTTCAGGGTCACCGGCAACAACTGCCGCTTGGTGAAGCTGCAACTTCGTGACGCCGAGCCGATCGGTGTTGAGGCCGATGAAGGCTTCCGCCTGTGCCTCGACGCCAACAGCCTCAACGATCTGCACCGGAATGCAATCGATATCGGGATGGCTGGCGCAGGCGATTGCGGTGTGCTGACCATCGAGAACGAACAGCACAGTCTCACCGGCAAAATTTTCCGCATAGCAGCAAGTCGGAAGCTTGAACTTCGACCAATCGAAATTCTCGATGATGCGCCGAATCTGTCTCAGGCCGCGCTCACCGATGGACCGCTGATATGCGGGATCTACATAAAGGCTGCGCGGGCTCACGTATTCCATGATCGGTTGCCCGGTTGGCGGCGTCCGAGGCTTCAGACCGGCAATGGAAACCGGCTCTATCCGGCGAAGAGGATTGTTAGGCATGGGCCACCATCCTTTCGCGAGCGAGTTCATCGACGCGCTGCGCCAGTTGCGTTCCCTTGCCGTCGCTGGCGATGCGAACGAAAGTCGCCATCATCCGAGGATCGGACGGCCATTTATCCATCTGAGCGAGACAGAGCTTTTGAGCCCGCCGCGCCTTCAGGTAGCGGTCAGCCGTGAAATCATCGACGCAGGCCTGAAGAGCGTCGATCATGTGTTTGTAGCTCTCGGGGAGCGGAGCCTTGTCGCCCTTCGGCAACTCGACCTGTTCGGCCAGGAAGGCGCAATCGTCCAACAGCGACCAGATCGGCGCGGAATTGAACTGCCACTCACCAATCGGCAGCGACGACGCTTTGGCGGCAGTGTGCCACAGGGCGTTTGAATACCGCCGATCCGCCAGCCTGATGCTTTCGGCCGGAACAGGGTGTTCGGTGAAGAAATATGTTCCTTCCTCGCTGGTGGCCGACACGTCGAACTTGCCGGCCTTTTCCGATGGCAGGATGGAGACTATCGCATCGCGCCGGCCTTCGACCGTGATGAACACCACTTCGTCGGGATCAGGCAGTTTCACCCGCCCAAGCCAGTCGAGCGCCGCTTTGAAGCCGCCGATATCGGACACCATGTCCGAGGTCAGCCCGCTTCGGGCAAGTTGCATCAGTCGACGAGCTTGGCGCTCATGCACGTGCGCGCGAGAGAGAAAGGAACCCCATTCCCCATGCTTGCACTGTTCTTTGGCGTCTATGAGCAGGGAACCGGCAGACAAGGCGCTGTCGATGGCACTCAGGTGCGCCGCCGCTGATCGTTCGTTTTCAAGCTTCACCCGTTCGGCAAGGTCAGCCAGGTTGTTTGATAGTTCGCTCATGCGCATGAGCCTCCATTGGTAGGAATGAAATCGTCGTCGAGGTCGGGTGACCATCGAGAGCCAAGTGCGAGACATTCGTTGAAGATCAGCCGGCGAAAGACCCCCATCAGCCGCCCCGCTTCCGATGCCGGGATGCCCGCCGCAGAGAGCCGGTCGTGATAGGACACCAGGGCGCGGGTCAGCACCCAATCGGCCTCTTTGTTGGTCCGCGACTTTGAAAGCTGGTGAGCGACCCGGTAGGCGTGGCCGCGTCGTTTTTCCGCTGGGAACGCGATGATGGTGCACGGCTGCTTTTGCATCGAGAGGTCAAGCTGCATCGCAGTCGCCCTCCGTCTTGACCGTCAGCGCAGCGGTAGCGTCCTGAAGAAGGGATTTGAAAGCTGCGCGCTTGTCCGCCTTCGCTCGCGCTCTCGGCGCTTGCCTGCCCGTTTGGGCGGCAGGCTGCGCCGGCCCGCTCACTGGCGTTGAGGTATGGTAGGATAAGGATGTCCCGATTTTGGGGACGAACGGTTCATCGAAACAGTCGTATTCGTCCCCATTTTCGGAACAGGCTGTGCCGTTTTTGGGTACGTGCTTTTCCTGTTCGTCCCCTTTTTGGGGACAGGAACGTCCCAATTTTGGGGACAGGGTTTTATTTTTCCCCAATGGATTGTTGGCGTGAGATACATGCACCGGAAAGTCGCTACCGGGCTTCCAGTCGCGATAGAGCTTGCGCCCGTCGCCTTCCGCCCCCGGCATCTTCAATTCGGTGATTTCGTAAGCGGGCGACCTCGCTGCCCCTGCAATGCCGAGATAGGCAAACTCGGTCTGGACGATGAAGCCTTTACCCTGCAATTCAAGGAATGCTCTTGCTGCTGTCTTGATGTTCACGCCCATCCGCGCGGCGGCTTGACGGACGCTCAGCCTGATCTTGCCGTTGTTGTTGTATTCGAGCCCGCGCCATTCCAACTTGATCCACGGATATAGCGCCTGCGCCGTTGTCGACAGCGCGCGCCATGCTGGCGTCTCCATCGTCGTGCGGATTAGCTTCGTCCAGTGTTCGCTTCCAGCGGAGCGCCCTTGTCTGTTGCGACCCTTTGCCATCAGCGCCCCCCAAGTTCACGCTTGATGGCGTCGATCAGGGCGTTGGCAGCTTCAGGCGTCGACAGGACAATCACCTTGTCCTCTTCCTCGTCCCAGGCGCGCTCCTCACGGATGACAATGCCGTTCTTTCCGTTGCGGTAGACGGCCACCGCCCGCTGTTCTTGAATGATGACCTCCTGTCCGCGTATCCAATCCATTTCCCACTCGGGCTCAGGATCGGCGGAATCTTCGATAGGGATGACTATTTTCCCGGCGTCGGGAAAAAGCTCGCCGTTCTCAGCCATCAATGCGCCCTCGCTTTGATGAGGTTCGCTTCACGGATCGCCGCGCAGGCGTCCGAGGCACTGAGGTTGAACTTGTCGCGAAGCTGGGGAACGACGGCTTTGCCCTGCTGAGCGCCGCCGGTGGCAAGCCACGTTGCCGCCTGCTTGATGGTCGACGGATCGAGAGGGGCGCTCATTTCGACAGCCCCTTGGTCTGGACCTGCATCAGCGCATCTGTCACGGCTTCCGCATACGCTTCCAGCTTGTCGACCTTGATGGCAAAGCCACCCTTGCCGGGTCGCATGGTGCCGTCACTGGCCTCGAAGAAGATGCGCGTATTGAACAGCCAATATCCGTTGAAGAGGTCGAGCGAGACGCGCAGTTCCTCGTTCTTGTTCTTCGGGATGGTAGTGACCGGGATGGATTGAGACACACTCATGCCGCTGCACTCCTTTCCGCCGTGGACTTCACAGGTTTGGAAAGGCGCGCTTCCGCCCAGGCATCGAGGTCATCGACGTGGTAGAGCGGAATGCGACCGCTGTACTGCATGACCGGCCCGCCGCCGACCGTGGCGAGCTTGCAGAGCGTGGCAACGGCAATGTCGATGCCGTGCCGGTCGGCCAGATAGGCCGGAACGTCCTTGCGACGAAGGCGAGGACGGTGAGCGGGAATAAAATTGCTTTCGTTCATAGTCCTGACCTCATGCTGAACCAGACCCACAAAGCGCAGATCGACAGGCTCACGATGGAGCCGAGAAGCATTTGCTCGATGGGACGCATCGGGAGACGGGCCGGTGCATCTTTCTTGATTTCAGGCGCGACCAGATCGGCAACGAGGCCGGCACCGCGCATGATAAGGATGGCGATGGAATAGCGGAGCGGCTTCATTCGCCACCGCCTTCCTGATCCCTCTGGCCTTCAAGCGCATCTTGGATAGGAACCAGCAAGCCCGCCGCCAGCTTCAAGGCGAACTGGATATCTTCGGCCACCTGCGGGATGGTTCCGCTCGCTTCGTTCTGAAGGTCGTTCCATGCTGCCCGTTCGCACAGGCTGACGATTGCCCGCGCCTGAATGCAGACCGCGACGAGTTCAGCCGATGAAATTTCCGCTTGTTCGATCCAGTTCATGACCGCACCTCGCCAAGCAGAGAGCGAAGAAACCGGTCGAGAGCCCAACCATCATCATCATTGACGCAGTTTCGCAGCGTTTCGTGTGGCTGCGGGTTGTCGAGGAAGAACCGGGCCTTTAGGCGCGCACCCTCTATCGTCTGGCAGGGATAGTTGATGATGGCGTCTTCTACCTTGCAGTAGGCGTCCCACTCGGCGGGGTTGTCGTCGTCATCGGGAGTGGCAAGAAATGCAGCCCGAGCAGCAGCGAAGGCGTCGATTAGTTCGTGAAGGGAAGCGCTCATTGTGCTGCCCCTTCCTGTTCGATGGTCTCTTTAGTCAAGGACGCAACCGCTTCGTGGACACGCTCCATCAGTTCAAGACAGAGTTCGGCGGCTTCCTCGATTGGCTCGATTGCGTCTTCATAGGGAACGCGATTTGACCGGACGCCGCCAACGGCAGCTTGGAACAGACGAAGAAGCGCTTGAGCTTGACGGCTGCACGTCCGAATATCATCGGCATCCATTTCAGCGTAGGAGGCAAGGAGGCTCATGATTTTGCCCCTTCCCTTGGCTGTACCGTCTCAAGCGCCGAAAGCAGATCGGCCGCTAGGTCTTCAGCCAACTCCATTGTGTTGCAAAGCGCGCTTTCTACGCTATCCCGGTAGGGTCCGGCCCCGACGTTATCGAGCGCCCGGAGCGTTCTTTCACACACCTTGAGCAGTGCGCAGAGTTGATGCCCCTTGTTGATGATGATTGGCTCGCCAAGATAGTCCTTGCTGGCAAAGGGGCTCATATTGCGCCGCCTTTCGGGGCGAACAAACTGACGCGGCCCTCATCGCGTTCGAAGTCGATAAAGACGCCCCTTGGATCGATCATCAGGGTCCTGCATTCGAAATCAGGGTCCCAAAAGCGGCCAACAACAGTCACCATTGCCGACCTCGCTCCGTCTTCTTTGGCAAGCCGCTCCAGTTCACGCATGTACCAAATGGCCTGATCGCGCGACGTCATCTCGGCATCGAGGTTCTTGTAGACGACAGGGTGACTGGCGCTTGGCGCTCGAATGCGCAATTCCCATTCGCCGCCCAGATGCTCGTTGTGAACGACCATCAGCTTCGACGCCTCGTCATGCAGGGCATGCAGGCGGGCAAGCGGGTGGATTTCCGGCTCGGCTGCCACCACCGGAGCGGCGACCGCAACAGCGGCACCAGCCATTGTGGTGTTGAGTAAGAAGCGCCGGCGGTTGATTTCAGGCGCAAGAGTGCTATGTTTAGTCATCATCTTTCCTTTCCCTTAGCCGGGTTGGTGGGTGACATGGCTCGGAGAGGTTGCCGCCTCTGCCGGGCCTTTTGCTTCTTCATTCCCTAGTGCCATGGTGAGCAACTTCCGCATTGCGCGGGAGCGAGACGACACGCGGTTGGCGAACCGCCAGTCGTCGATTTGCTCGATTAGTCTTGGCGCGACCATGATCTGGACTTTTTCGGTCAGCCCTTCTTTCACGAGTAAAAACCTCCGTCACTTCCGTTAGTAACGGGGAAACCATACTCCGAGTTTTGGTGTGGTCAAGATAGAAAGTGACGGAACTTCCGTCTATTGACGTACAAACGGGGATAAGCCCTGTTTGGGTAAACGAAAGGGACCGGCATGGCAGTCGATAAAAAGACGCTCAAGTTTCAGATGATGATGTCGCCAAGCGAGGCGGAGGAACTTGACGATTGGATGTTCAAGAATCGGATGCGGTCTCGAGCGGAGGCGATCCGCAGGCTTTGCCAATTGGGCTTAATTTTTAATCGCCGGCTTCCCGAAATGAACGTGGAGATACGATCTCGCACTCGTGAAATGATTCAGCTACAAAATAAGTTCGGAGAAATACGTAGGGACCCAGAGAAGTTTAACGAACTATTCTCTCTTCTCATGAAGCATTATCAAGATTCCCTACAGTTCCAATTGTTTGTTTCGAGTTACCTGTCGTCACTGGTTATTGAGACTTCTGTTCTATCTAGCAATAAAGATGTCGACGAGATGATTGCGCTTTCGAAAGAAATTCGAACGCATCTGGATAACGTCAAGGACGACAAAGAAAAATGGATGGATGCAATCGAGAGATTTCTTAGGATTATGGCCGAGAGTGCAGGCCGGCGCATTGCCGTGAAGGAAGAGGACAGCAGCGACTAATCGCGCGCACAAAAAAAGCCGCCCGGAGGCGGCATGTCGGCAGGCATCTGAAAAGATGCATTGTGCCCCAATGTCAAAAATATACCAGATGTTGACCATAGGCTTGACATAAAACAAAAAGTGAGTCCGTCCGCACATAAAGCCCTTTACAAATGATTCCACAGACCCCTATATCGGTGTTAATAACACCCGCCCCGCCTCTCCTTGGAAGCGCCTCTGGGCGGGTTTTTCGTATTTAAGGCTTTGATGATAAAGAAGAAGTTTGCCAAGCCCGCGCTCTCAATTGACGATCAACTCCAAAAAATGATCGCGAGGGGCCTGATCGTTGAAGATATCGCAACGGCGAAGCATCGCATTGAAAATATAGGATATTACAGGCTCGTCGGGTACTCTTTGCCGTTCCAAAATGGGGGCACCGGCTTAGACAGGCACCACTTCATTGAGGGTGTTCGTTTTGAAACTATTCTCGATCGGTACATTTTTGATCGCAAGCTTCGGCTACTTATCCTGGACGCGATCGAGCGCGTTGAAGTGTCCGTCAGAGCATCGCTGTCCAACGCGATCGCACTGAAACACAGTCCACATTGGTACCGAGAATCTAGCCTGTTTGAGCCGCTCTTCGACCACGCCGGCCTCATTCACGAAATCAGACGCCAGATCGGGCATGATGCTTCCACAGCAGAGAGAATGAGCCGCCAAGATATCTTTATTCGGCACTACTATGATAATTACTACGACCCTGAAATGCCGCCTTCATGGATGATTTTTGAATCAATTTCATTTGGAACGATATCTAGACTCTTCGAGGGGTTGTACAAATCCGAAACTACTGAGATTTGCTTGCCGTACCGGGTTACGCACGAAATCCTCAGTTCTTGGCTGCATTCGATTTCGTACATTCGGAATTTGTGCGCGCACCACTCGCGAGTGTGGAACAAGACGCTCACAATCAAACCCGTCATAGCCAACAAGCACAAGACAAGCTTCAATGGAAACAGCAAGATATATGCTGCGTTGGTCGTTCTTCAAATTATGTTGGGAAAGATTGCGCCCGATAATTCTTGGGCGGAACGTCTGGGAAAGCTCCTAGACGAACACCCTGAGATACCGCTCGGAAACATGGGGTTTCCTCTAAATTGGCGTTCTCTTCCTGCTTGGGGGGACTCTCTTTAGAATTGAGATGGTGAAAGACGATCTATTCCCCCATCATTCCAGCGATCTTGGCTGACACTGCATCAGCCGCCGACACAAGCGCGCTATCTGCGACGTGCGCATATCGAGCCGTGACACCCGGCACCGAGTGCCCGAGTAGTCCCGCAATCGTCAATTCTGAATAACCCATCCCAGCGGCGACCGACGCGAACGTGTGGCGCAGGACATGGATGGTAACACCTTCCAGCTTCGCCGCCTTGCAAAGCCGCTGTAGGACCTTGGGCAGGCCGACGAAATGACCCTCGCCATGTTCTGAAGGAAACGCCCAACCGTGTTTCGGCTTGACGTCATCCAGCACCACAAAGGCGCTCTTTCCAATCGGGCGGATTTGCGCACCCGTCTTCGTATCATCAAACCGGATGCAGCCGTTGTCGCGGTCGATCCATTTGACCGGCAGGGACAGGACTTCCATGCGCCGGCAGCCTGAAAGCAGCAGGAACCGGATAGCCGCTTTCGCGGCAGGACTTTCCGTATTCGAATCCCGAATGGCCTTGCTGAGCTTCTTGATTTCCTCGTCGTTGAGGTAGCGCTTTTGCTTTTTCGTCTTTGGCTTGCGCACCCCGAAGGCGACATTCTCGGTTATGGCTCCATTCACCCTTGCGTGTTCAAGGATTGAGCCCAGCATTACGGTCGCGCGGTGCGCCGCCGACGAGCCACCAGTGGTTCGACCGCCCCGGCCCTTCCGGTTTTTCGCCGTCTTACCGGACATGATGTCCGTTTGCATTCTCGTCACGTCCGCCCGCGTGATGCTGGCGACTGATCGATTGCCGAGCAGCGGAAGAATATGCACGTTGATGTTGCTTTCGTTCGAAAGGTAGCTGTTCGGCTTCAGGCGCGTCTTGGCTTCGGCCATGTAGTCAACACACACCTCTGACAACGTAGCGTTCTTTCGAAGCTGCTTGCGCTCCGAGGAAGGATCACCGCCCTTGCTGGCGCTGGTCAGATGCTCTCGCGCGAGTTGCCGCGCCTCTTCTGTCGTCATAGTGCCGATCCGGCCAATCGTCATCTTGCGTTGGCGGTTTTCGGCGGTGCGGTATTTGACGATGTAGGAACCGACGCCGCTTGGCATCATGCGAACGCCGAAGCCCTTCAGTTCGCTATCCCACAAGAAGCGCTCAGCCGTCCCGTCCGGCTGGAAAGCATCCACAATGCGCTTGGTAATCTTCGGCACAATCGACCCCATCAT